GACGCCAACCACATCATGCAAACCAAACATGAGTACAACGTCACCAGACCCTACCGTCACGGTGGAAAGCGAACCTAGCATGAAGATTGAGATAGGGCCAGAATTCGTCAGGCTGAAGGTTGGCCCTATCGTCATGTTCTACTCGTTAGACAAGCATTGTGCTGGTTGGTTCAACAGCACTGTGCTACAATGTCCTGATGACTGCGTCATACACCGTCTGCCGCGCTACCACGTCGTGAGGTTGTGGGATTATGACCGTGAGCGTAGCTAGTGCGCCTGCTGCCGTACCTGACCTGTTGCCTGTGCTTGATGACTTTGTCATTGGCCCTAAGTGTCACGATGGTGGCATACAGGGTATGGGCAACCCTCATCATGGTGTGATGGTCATTGGTGTTGCACCAGGAAAGGATGAGATGAAACATGGCAGGCCATTGGTGGGACCAACGGGTAAGCTGTTCAACGATCTGACGCGCGCTATCGGTTTTCCTCGTGACAACATGTATGTCACCAACATGGCATGCACACACATTCAAGGCAAAATCAAAGCCAAAGACCTTGACCCATGTTTTGCACGTCTACACCATGAAATCAAACTAGTCAAACCACGTCTGATTATCCTGTTGGGTGCAGAGCCTTGCCACTACTGGACACACAAGAGTGTGATGCAGGCACGTGGTGCAGTGCTATGGTCACCACAGTATGAGTGTTGGGTGATGCCAACCATACAACCTGCTGCACTGTTCCACGATGGTAGCACCACCAGCAACACTCAAACCGATAAGGTGAGCAACGCTGCCTATGATATCGTGCGTGACTTGCGCAAGATACCAGAGATACTGAAGTGGCCGCGTGACAAGAGTCATGTAAACTACAGGGTGCTGCAATCACGTGAAGAAGTACAGGCAGCACTCAACGCGCTACCTAAAGATGGCCCTGTCAGCATTGACATTGAAACAGGTGCACTAATGGTAGACGTGATGGACGTGGCCAGAGACAAGATAGTCTGTATGGCTGTCAGTGATGGCCAGAACACGTGGGTAGCCATAGCTGAATACTTCCAGGGTGTTGATTGGCCTGAAGGTGTGCAGTGGACACCACACTACAGTCAGTTTGACACAGCCCTTATTTACAAAGAGTTTGGGGTGTGGTTACCAGTAGTTGAAGATACCCTGTTGATGTCGTATTCATGTGATGAACGACCAGGGTACCACTCACTGAAACCATTGGCACGCGAATTCGAGGCAGCAGGCTTCTATGAAGAGAAGAGAACCACCAGCCTTGAAGAGCTACTGAGGTACAACGCACACGATGCAGCCTACACAGCCCGTATGGCACGTGGCAAGCTACGCGAGTGGCAAGAGGCTGAAGGCACCCGCCAGATGTATGAGCGGTTGCTGATACCTGCTGTCAACGTCTTCAAGGAAGTGAAGGCACGTGGTGCACGTGTTGACGCCAACCTACTCAGCGAGCTAGAACAGCAGTGGGGTGACGAACGTGACCAGGAGTTAGACCGTATACAAGAGCTAGCGCATGACAACGGTTGGCCAGACAACACCATCAACCTGAATTCATGGCAGCAGGTTGGCAAGATGCTGTATGGCATACTGGCCCTACCTGACACGTGTGGACGCTGTGAGGGGCAACCCTCTACCAACAAAGAGCACCTAGAAGCCTTGCAGGGTCAGCACCCGTTTGCTGACGCACTGATTGACTTCAGGCACCTACAACACAACTACGGTATCTACGTTGATGGTTGGGTCAAGCACATCAAGAGGTATGGGGTAAATCATGGCAGGATACACCCTGACATCAATCTGCACGGTACTGGCACAGGTAGACGCTCATACGGTAACCCTGCCGTGCAGACTATTCCGCGCCCAAGCAACCAAGCCAACAAGTACGGAAGACTACGTCAAGCTATCATCCCAACCGATGACTCATACGAGATCGCATATGCTGACTATTCCAGAGCAGAAATTTACACCGCTTATGGTTACTCGCGTGACCCTGTTATGTGGGAAGCCTTACAGAAAGACTACCACCTAGAGACAGCCGTCAACGTGATGGGTAAGTCACGTGAGCGTATGATGGCTGACAATGATTACCGTGAAGAGATGCGCCGAATAGCCAAGATAATCACGTTTGGCATCTTCTACGGTATGGAAGCCTACACCCTCAGCAAGACTGCTGAAATCACCGTGAGTGAAGCACAGCAGTACATCAATGACTTTTTCCGCAACAACGACAGATACAGTAAGTGGTACAACGACACCCTACGTACCTTGATGCGTACGGGTGAAATCTCATCACTTACTGGCCGTAAACGACGCTTTGTCATGTTGCAGCCTAACCCTCGTGTGCTGAAGCAAGCTGTCAACTTCCCTATTCAGTCAACGGCTGGTGACGTGACGCTACAAGCAGTCATCAACCTACATGAGCCATTGAAGGCTCTAGACTGTCACATCCTGTTTGACGTACACGATGCCATCGTGTTTGAAATCAAGAAGGCACACCGTTATGAAGCCATGAAGCTGATAAAAAGCGTCATGGAATCCCCACCATTCCCGGATATTGACCCTGACTTCCCATGCATCCCAACAGAGCAGTATCTAGGTGCGTCGTGGGGCCATGCACAGAAGGTCAAAGACCTAGAAGCACTGAGAGCAGCATAATGGCAACAGACACCGAACGTGCAGTGCAAGGAATGTCAGGACGCATGGCAACTGGAACAGAACGAACACAGGAAGGTGGTGAGAAAGATACTCAAAGGCATCACCCTACAATCTTAGGATTGGACCCTGGCCTGTCCACGGGTGTAGCTGTGGCTCATTGGGCAGCAGACCGCTACAACTACATCACCAGTACGCATACAGACGTACACACGGTGCTAGAGCTTGTAGACAGCCCTGTAGAGCTTGTGCTGATTGAGCGTTTCAGCGCAGCACTCATTGATAAGTATGGTCTGCACACCGTTGACCTTGTTGGGGGTGTGAAGGCTATGGCTTGGCATCACAACATACCATGCATAGAGCAGACACCTACGCAGCGTAAGCCTTATCTAGAGTACGCTGCTGCCCAAGTACCATCAGAGGAAGGGATGACACGACACGACCAGAGACACCAGATAGACGCACTCTCACACATCATCAGACATCTCTACCGTGAAGGCTTCATCACAGACTTGAGGGTGTCATGACTGACGTACCAGCACTCATAGCTGAGCACATAGCCATGCCAGCGGCTAACGGTGCGAATGGCGTTACATATTGTAGGTGTGGGCACTCAGTGGACGACTCAATACACACCACACCTACACAGTATGAGCGCATCTCTGAGGAAGCTGTACGCATCGTGTACGGTGACCGTGAGAAGGCTTACGATTCACCTAACCGCAACTTCAACAAGCTTGCCCACATGTGGACAGGCACGATACTGGAGAAACTGAAGCCAGGAGAAACGATCACACCAAACGATGTGGCACTGATGCTCATCTGCCTGAAGATTAGCCGTGAGAGCTTCAGGCCATCACGTGATAACCGTGTTGATGGTGTTGGTTATTGGGAGTGCCTAGACCGTATCGTGCAGGAACAAGAGCGTAACCAACGTGAAGAGATAGCCATGATGGACGCTACAGACCATGACCCTGCTTAGTGATTACGACATACTAGATGAGATGCGTTCAGGCAGCATCATCATTGACCCATACAGCGAACACCAGTTGCAGCCAGCCTCATACGACGTACGGCTAGATGACACCCTGTTGATACCTAACCCAGAACTAGATGTCAACACGGGTATAGACATTGGGCATGTTGACACGTCAACGTACTTCAAGAAGATAAAGCTATACGATAGAGAACACCCACATGATTTCTGGTTGCCTCCTGGTGGCGTAGCACTTGGGTGTACCCAAGAGCTACTAACGCTGTCACCCACAGCCCCACTCGCTGCTGACATAGCAGGATGCTCGTCACTTGGCCGTTGGTGGCTGCAAGTCCACATGACAGCGGGGTTTGTGGACCCAGGTTGGATGGGTAAGCTAACCCTGGAGTTGTACAACGCTAGCCCGTGGTGGCTACGTCTGTGGGCAGGCCAAAGAATAGCCCAAATCAGGTTTTACGAGACACGCAACAGACCAACAAGGTCATACCTGGACACTGGCCACTATGCAGGGGCAACCACCGTACTACCATCGGAGTACCACGGATGACAGACACATGAGTAAGATACGTGACCTAACAGGACAAAGATTTGGAAAGCTGTTGGCTTTGCAAATCAGTCCTAGACGTGAGTTGGGCAACTCGATACCAACAGCAAGACAACAAACGTAGAAAGGTTGTGTAATGGACGGTAAGGCACAAGCGACAATAGTTGCAGATAGCATAGCTCCAAGTGGAGTAAGGTTGACAACTATGTTGTTGACTTATGCTACCATGATCCATCAGGACTTACTGACACACCGTACCATGTACAAGATGACGCTTGACGAGGGTGAGCGATGTTTAGAGCTAACAGCGAACAAATCGACGAACAGCAACAGGGCCAAACCGACACGCCAAGTTTTGTTAGAAGTGTGGCAGACACCATTCTGTCCGTCCCGTTTTCCCATGCGTGCAGCGAGCATGCATTCATCACGGGGGTACCTTACTGGTTGGCGACACCATGTGGCGCGTTTCTTATGGTTGAAATCACGGTACATCATGATGGCAATAGCACTCGTCTTGATGTGCGTGCCACATGTACACAAACAAATAGCCAACCGTCTACTGATGCCGTGGACGATGACGACACTTGTGATTACCTCGATTGACAAGTGGTGGGAACACTTCTTTACCCTGCGCCATCACTTCATGGCACAGGATGAGGTACAAGAAGTAGCAGCGCTAGCCCATTGGGAGTACCTACACAGCCAACCCTACATGTTGATGGAAGGCATGTGGCACCTACCGTTCATCACAGAGGATGACAAGCACCGTTGGCCAGAGAGCATGCAACTAGTGCTCAGCGTTGCACGGTGTGCCCGTACCTCATATGCACCCTCACACCGTGAGATGCTGGTACGTGCAGCAGACACACCTATACATGACGACATAACTCTATACCGTACGCGTCTGCATCCAATGGTGCCACCACATGACGGACCAAAGGAACACCAAGCACGCGCTGTCAGTGACCCAACCTACCAGAGTGGCACCCTGATAGGCTGGTCACAGTTGAGGCATGATGCTGAAGGCACTAAGCTGCTAGACGCAGAGTGTCAACTATCACACCAGGAACACGACGCACGTACTGCTTAGCACCTACTAGGTGTGGGTGTACACCAACACCGTACCCGTACCGTGCATCAAGCGTGGTACTGTTATCCAACCACAGGCCAACATGAGGAAACCTCGTGTTGGCCTGATTTGGGTCATAGTATTCGTACAGCACGATGTCACCAGGAGCAGGGTACAGTTGCTCGTTGGTTTCCCTGAAGATGTCGTCAGTGTACGTGGTCAGGCGCATCTCATAGCACCACGACACAAACCCACTACAGTCAAAGCCTCCTGGTGCTTCACCGTCCCACACGTATGGGTCACCAACCCTCTCACGTCCG